CCGCCGTACTGCCCGAATTTCTGCGTGAAGGTTTTTCGAAAAGGGGGAAAAGGGCAGTCATTTCCTTCAATGCGCGCGCGGGAAGAGAAAAGATCTCGTATTCGCGCGTCTGATGATCTGAAACGGTACCGAAAATGAAGAAAACAGCCTGGAAAAAGAGAATCCGAGAAGCCTGCAAAGAGGCAGGGACCTATGAGACCTATTTCGAATACACGATAGACGCGCTGGCCGGGATCCTGGAGAAGAGGGACGAGGCAGCGGAAGAATACAAAGAGGACGGCAGCGGCCCGGTGATCAGCTTCACGAATAAGAGCGGAGCCGAGAACAAAGTGAAGAATCCGTACCTCGCACTGTGGGACGACCTGAATAAATCAGCGCTGACCTACTGGCGGGATCTCGGTCTCACGCCGGCCGGGCTGAAGAAACTGAAAGAGAAGCATTTTTCGAAAGAGCAGGAGGCCGAGAAGGTGAGCCTCATCGACAAACTGGCAAAACTGAGGGAAGAAAGAAATGGCTGAAGTGATGGGAATGGAGTATCTCCGGAAGAAACTGGAGCAGAAGAAGGAGCGGGTAGATCTCCGGTATAAGTTCTACGACATGAAGCAGCTGACGCGGGACTTCGGGATCTCGACGCCGCCGAAGCTCCAGTATTTTCAGAGCTGCCTCGGATGGTGCGGGAAAGCGGTCGACAGCCTGGCAGATAGGCTCAATTTCCGGGAATTCCAGAATGACAATCTGGACATGACCGGAATTTTTAACATGAATAATCCGGATCTGATCTTCGACAGCGCGATCCTGTCCGCTCTGATCTCTTCCTGCAGCTTCGTATATGTTTCTGCAGACAATGACGGTTTTCCCCGTCTGCAGGTGATCGACGGAGCCAATGCCACCGGCATGGTGGACACGGTGACCGGACTCCTGGACGAGGGATACGCGGTTTTAGAACGGGATCCGGAGACGCAGAACCCGACAGTAGAGGCCTATTTTGACCGGGAGCGGACGGTGTTCTACCGAAAAGGCGAGCCGTTCCGGGTGTATAAGCATAACGCGGGACAGACTCTCCTGGTGCCGGTGATCTACCGACCGGACGCCAAACGGCCGTTCGGACACAGCCGGATCAGCCGGGCGGAGATGAGCCTCGTCGGATCCGCAATCAGGACGATCAAGAGATCGGAGATCTCAGCGGAGTTTTACAGCTATCCGCAGAAGTACATTTCAGGAACCGCGGAGGACGCGGATGTTCTGGAAAAATGGCAGGCAACGATGGCGACGCTTCTCCAGTTCACTAAGGATGAGGACGGCGAGAGACCGACGGTCGGACAGTTCCAGCAGGCGAGCATGGGCCCGCACCTGGATCAGCTGAAGATGTTCGCTTCCCTCTTCGGAGGTGAGGCAGGTCTCACACTGGACGATCTGGGCTTCCCGACGGCGAATCCTTCCTCGGCGGAGGCGCTGAAATCGTCTCATGAGATGCTCCGAATGACGGCGAGAAAAGCGCAGAAGTATTTCGGGTCCGCCTTCCTGAATGTGGGCTATGTGGCGGCCTGTCTGCGGGATGATTATCCGTATCGGCGGAACATTGTCTATCTGACGAAACCGAAATGGGATCCGGTATTCGAGCCGGACGCGGCGGCCATGTCGGCCATCGGTGACAGTCTCTTGAAGCTGGATCAGGCGGTGCCGGGATACGTGACAGAGGAGAAAATCAGAGATCTGACGGGGATGTAAGGTATGACGCAGGATGAACAGAAGATTCTCAACGGCATTGTCGAGAGATTTCAGAATAAGGCGGCCGGGGATGAGAAGCTTCTGAGACTCTGGGAGAAACAGGACAATGGTACATTGACCTGGGAGGACGTCAAGGCATTTTCGGAGGAGATCGGAATCCTGTCGAGCGAGGCTTTGCAGGAGGCAGCGGGAGAAATCACCGCCCTCGGGCCGGGAAACGGATACGATGCTGTGATCGAGGCGCTGAGAGCCAATTCCTACACGTATGTGTCAGAATATGCGGACACTCTGATAAAGATCCAGAACGAGCAGGTCGGGATCGGAATGAATGCCTCACAGCCGGTATTCAACGAGAACAAGGCTTCCGGAATCGCTTCGAAGGCCGCTCACGGAGAGACAGAAGAGGAAACACGGCGAGCCCTGGGAACTCCGGTTAAGACATTTACAGAATCCGTCGTAAATGATACAATCGAGTCGAACGCGAGAAGCCAGTCCATGGCAGGCCTTGAACCGAAGGTGATCCGGACCGGCGGGCATAAGTGCTGCGACTGGTGCGAAGCGCATACCGGGAAATGGGTCTACGGTGATCAGCCGTCTGATTTCTTCCGGCAGCACGCAAACTGCACCTGCATGATCGAGTTTTCCTCGAAGAAGATCCGGTACCGGGTGAACGGCGCCCACAATAAAGGCTATGGCGTGAGCCAGAAGGGCTGGGGGACGACGGTCACAGGGAAGGAACTGGAGAAGAGGATAGAGGAGCAGGAAAAGAGGATAAAAGCTCAAAAGGTTTTTATTCCAGAAGAAACGCTGAAAGAAAGAATCGAAAAGGGAAAAAAGAATCTCAATAACCAGGGCGTTATTGCAGAACGTATTCTGCAGGGAGAGTACAGCATTAATTTGAAGCATCAAAAATATCTGCAGCATGTAAAAGGAACTCCGCAGTTTAACAACGCAGTAGGATCGCGAGGAAAAGAGCAAAGTTTTCTTGTAATAAGCGAGGAAGAAACACAACAACTGATTTTGCAATATGCTGGCACTGGTGATATTAAGAAAACAAAAAATGGAGATGTTTTACCGCAGGAGTTTATAACGGCAGACAAAGTGATAGGATCAGTACCGATAAATGGAAAGGAGACGGAAACGAGACGTGCAATGATAAAGTATTCATCAAATGGCGCGCATGTAGTTCCTGTTAAAGATGTATGAATTATTGCAGAACAATGATCGATTACGATTATGTAAAGATAAAACTGAAAGACGGGGATACGATAACCGGTTGTCCGATCTGCTTAGAATATGCTGATGAAACAGACAGTGGAGAGGATGAAATTGATATTGAAACCGAAGAAGGAGGAATATTTGGAATTAAAGAGAGTGAAATCGAAAGCTGGGGGATCCCTTTAGGAAAGTTCAAAAGGAAGAAGGGTAAAGAATGGATCTGAAAATTCTTGGTATGAAATTCGAGGTTGAAGAGGTGGATATCGTAGATAAACACGATCCATCTCTGGGACTTGTGGATTATTGGGAGAACACAATTCGGATCGACAAGAACCTTCCAAAGGATCTGAAAAATCAGACATTGCTGCATGAAGTTATCCATGCGATATGGTGGCTTTTAGGGTATAAAGAAGAGGCGGAAGACGAACAGAAAGTGCAGGGCCTTGCGACAGCCCTGCACTCTTTTGTGAAGGATAACGGAGTTACTTGGCTTTCTTAGAAGGTGTTTGCGAAAGCGCGCTTCCGGCAACGGATTTTGAAGACTTACTGTAACGACCGTCCTTCAAAACCTTGGAAGCTGTAGAGGCGACCTTCTTAGAAGTCTGTTTAGAGTTTTTCTCCACAAACAAATCCTCCTTCCAAATACTCGGATATAAATCCTGTGTAAATATCGTATGACAAAACAGGAAAGGAATCAAGAGAAATGAATGGAATGCTGAAGCTTTCCTGTACCGGTGCAATCTGTTTTGTATTTTCCTGGCTTTTCTACATCGGCTTGAAAGAAGAACATAAAAAAGCAAGGAAAGTCTGTGCTTACATTTGGGGAGCAGGAATTATAGTAAGTATAGTCGGCCTGATCGGGTTGATATGGACTCAGTAAAAAACAAAATCGGACGCCAGGACCCCACAATCTCCTTCGTCCTGCCATATGAAAAGACATACGGAGACTTGGCTGTAGATCTCTACCGGCTGACTGGCCGGGAGGCCATGCCGTGGCAGGAGGCGTTGAGCTACGACATTCTGGCGGTCAATGCTTCCGGGAAGTGGGTCCACACGAAGATCGGATACGCGGTCCCGAGACGGAACGGTAAAGGAGAGATCCTGACGATCCGGGAGATCTTCGGGCTGACGATCGGAGAGCGGATCCTGCACACGGCGCACCTGACGGAGACAGCGCACAGCGCTTATGAGCGGCTGGTGGATCTCCTGCAGGACATCGGCATGAAAAAGGGCCGTGATTTCACAGCAATCAAGGCCAAAGGACAGGAAAATATAGACATTATCGGCGGAGGTCATATCGAATTCCGGACCCGTACAGATACGGGCGGCCTGGGAGAAGGATATGACCTCCTCGTTATCGATGAGGCCCAGGAATACAAGACGACGCAGGAGACAGCACTGAAATACATCATTTCAGCCAGTAAGAATCCGCAGACGATCCTCTGCGGAACGCCTCCGACGGCGGTCTCCTCCGGAACGGTCTTTAAGGACTTCCGGGAAGACGTACTGTCCGGCGAGAAAGAGAACGCAGCCTGGTTTGAGTGGTCAGTGGACGTGATCTCGGACGTGGACGACCGGGATCTGTGGTACGAGACGAACCCGTCCCTCGGTCTGACGCTCGAAGAGCGGACGATCGCGGACGAGGTGGGACACTCGGAGGCAGCGGTCATTGACTTCAATATCCAGCGCCTCGGCTTCTGGTCCCGGAACAGTCAGAAGTCGGCGATATCCCGGGCGGCCTGGGATGATATCATGATATCATCGCTTCCGGCAATCACCGGGAAGCTCAATGTAGGCATCAAGTTCAACAAGGACGGCCTGACCTGGGCGCTTGCGGTCTCCGGCCGCACCGAGGACCAGAAGATCTTCGTGGAAGTGATGCGGCGCGGTCAGATGCGGGACGGCGTGGACGGGATCGTTGAATTCCTCTCGCGTCTCGGGAAAAACGCGAATAAGGTGGTCATAGACGGCGCGAACGGACAGGAGATCCTCCGTAAGGCCATGAAGGAAGAACGGCTGAAAGAGCCGGTTTTCCCGACGGTGAAGGAGGTGATCGCGGCCAATGCCGGATTCGAGGACGGGATCTACCAGAAGAAGATCTGCCACATGCACCAGGAATCGCTGGCCGAGGTGGTGTCCGGATCCGTACACCGGGCGATCGGCTCTGCCGGAGGTTATGGCTTCCAGGCGATCAACGCTCTCCGGGATATCTGCATCCTGGATGCAGCAATCCTCGCCTGCTGGGCGACAGAGAACTTCCGGCAGGTACATCAGAAAATAAGTTGTTAAGAGCATCCGAAAGGGTGCTTTTTTCATATCCAAATTACGCATACCACAGCGGAAAAGTGGGGAAAGGGAAGAAAATGGCAGAAGGATTTACACCGATTCAGACCCAGGAGGAATTCGACAATGCGCTGAAGGACCGGCTGGCCAGAGAACGGGAAACGGTCAGAAAACAGTACGCCGATTATGGCGAGCTGAAGACTCTGAACGAAACTCTGACAAAGGAAAAGGCCGGTTTTGAGGAGGAAAGGAAGAAAGCGGGTGAAGAACTCGCCGCTCTTCAGAAGAAGCTGACAGAGGCCGAAAACAGGGCAAAGCAGTTGGAGAAGGACGGCCTCCGGACGGACATTGCGATCGAAAAGGGTCTGCCGCTCGAGTTACGGTCACGCCTCACCGGGGAAACGAAAGAGGATATCGAGAAGGATGCGGACAGTCTGCTGAAGATCTTCAAGGCACAGAACAATCTGGATCTGCCGAAGGCCAATCCGGAAGGAACGGATCCGAAGGCATCCGAGGAAAACGCGGCATTCAAGGGAATGCTGTCGGAAATGAAATTAGGAGGAAATGAATAATGGCAAGCATTACTAAGGGCACGAAGTTCCCTGCAGCTCTGCAGAAGGAAATGTTTAACAAAGTGAAAGGCCACTCTTCTGTGGCGAAGATGGCAGGCTCTGAGCCGATCCCGTTTAACGGCATCGACGTTTTTACCTTCTCTCTGGACAATGAGATCTCGGTCGTAGGCGAAGGCGCCGCGAAGCCGGCCGGCGACGCGACGATTGCACCTGTGCAGATCCGCCCCGTTAAGGTCGTGTATCAGAGCAGGATCAACGAGGAATTCATGTATGCATCCGAGGAGGTTCAGCTCCAGTACCTGAAGGACTTTGCAGACGGCTTCGCAAAGAAGGTCGCCCGCGGAATCGATATCATGGTGCTGTCCGGTTTCGATCCGAAGGCCGGTTCCGCGTCCTCGACCATCGGAAACAACCATCTCGATTATGTCGTGACGAACTATTCTTCCGCAGCAAACAAGGTCACCTGGACCTCCGGCACGAACTCTCCCATCGATAAGCTGGAAGAGGCCATTGCTAAGATCGAGGATCCGAACGGCATCATCTTAGGCCCCACGATCCGGGCCGCCATTGCCGGAATCAAGACCGGTACCGACTTCAACACGTTGGCCTATCCGGAGTTCGCGTTCGGCGGTTATCCGGAGCGCCTCGGAAAGAGCATCCTCGACGTCAATAACACTATCGAGGCGAATTCCTCGAAGGATCGCGCAGTCGTCGCAGACTGGAACGCCTTCAAGTGGGGCTTCGCGAAGGAAATGCCTCTCGAGGTGATCGAGTACGGCAATCCCGACGGCGGCACCTACGACCTGAAGCAGGCAAACCAGGTCCTTCTGCGCTCCGAGGCCTACATCGGCTGGGGCTTCCTGGATCCGGCAGCGTTCGCGCTGGTGGTGGCCCCTTAATCGGTCTCACTGTTGCCGCTGAAGACGGTGAGACGGAACTCTTCGGTAAGGATGTAGCGGATCTGCAGGAGAATATCGTGCTTGCGAACGGCGCGATTACCGGAACGCTCAAGTATATCGAAGACTACTCAGCAGCAGGCTTTACCGAGGGCGGAAACTTCCTGGCTTTGAAGGTCAGCTCCGGTGAGTCGGTGGATGGTGTGACCTACACCGTTACGCTGGAGGATGATAGTCCTGCCAGAACGGTCACTCTGGACAGCGATCAGAATGTTCTTATCCAGGTAAAGGATAAAGATAAGCTGAAGATAACAGTCAAGGCAGAAAAGGCCGGATACGGAACCGACGTCAAGGTCTATACCTGCAAAGGACTGACATGTGAGGAGGAATCATGATGACGATTCCGGTAGGGCCGAACGGAGAAGTGACTCCGGTGAAACCGAAAAAGGGAAAGAAGACAAAATGACAGAGAGGAGGCTTCGGCCTCCTCTTTTTGGAGGAATGAGAGATGGAGTGTCTTAAGGAATACGCAGACATGACGGACGTGATCAGTCTGTATCGCCCCTTGACGCCGGACGAATCGCAAAAGGCAGCGGCGTTGATCCCGATCGTATGTGCCAGCCTCCGGGCTGAGGCGAAAAAGGTCGGGAAGGATCTGGACACCATGATCGAAAACGATGCGGATCTGAAGGAGGTTGCCAGGTCGGTGACGGTGGACATCGTTGCCCGGTGCCTCATGACTCCGACTTCCGGAGCACCGATGAGTCAGATGAGCGAGGCGGCCCTGGGCTACTCCGTGAGCGGGACATTCCTGAATCCCGGAGGAGGGCTGTTTATCAAAAGGTCGGAGCTGGCGCGGCTCGGGCTTAGGAGGCAGCGGATCGGAGGCATTGACTTATGGGGCTGATAAAAGGTGTGCCGGTGGTCTTGTGGGAAGAGGCTCAGACCGGCACAGACGACTGGAACCAGCCGATCAAGACCGAGAGCCCGACGGTCGTCGAGAACGTCCTGATCGCTCCTGTTTCAGAGCAGGAAGTGATGGACATGCTCACGCTGCACGGAGCCCGCGTCGTATATCAGCTCGGGATCCCGAAGGGAGACCGGCATGACTGGCACGATAAGAAAGTAGAGTTCTTCGGGAGAACATGGCACACGGTCGGAGATATCGTCGAAGGCATTGAGGCCATGATTCCGCTGGACTGGAACAGGAAGGTCAGAGTGGAGGCGTTCCGTGGGTAAGGCGAAGGTAGAGATCAATTACAACGCGGTCGGCGCACTCCTGAGAAGTCCGGAGATCGTCGAGCACATGGCGGTCCTCGCTGCGGAGATCGAAGGCCGATGCGGAGACGGATATGCCATTGATGCCTACAACGGAGACACCCGACTGGTGATGTCCGTGTACACAGATTCCACGGCTGCCATGCTCGACAACCTGGAAAACAATACTCTTCTGAAGGCGGTGAGATGATGCTGATAGAGAACAGAGTCCGGCAGTATCTGGCGGGAAAAGACATTCCGGGAATCGGGGGTCGAGTCTATATGGAGACGCCGGAAGACATTTCTCAGGAATATGTCATTGTCGAGAAGACCGGATCCTCGGAAACGGATCAGATCCGGTCCGCCACGCTTGCGATCCAGTCCTACGGAAACAGCCTGAAGAGAGCTGCTCAGATCAATGAGGCAGTAAAGACCTGCATGAGGCATATGCCGGACACGGAGCCGGTATACAGCGCGAAGCTCAATAGTGACTACAATTACACAAATCCCACGACGAGGCAGCACCGTTATCAGGCTGTCTTTGTGGTGAGGTACTAAGGAGGAAAAAATGAATTCAGCAAATGTATCAGCCGCAAAGCCGAAAGTCGGCGGTGCGATGTTCGTCGCACCGCTCGGGACCTTACTTCCCACTACGGCCGTAGCCGAACTGAGCGTGACTTTTAAGGAACTCGGCTATGTCTCGGAAGACGGCGTGAAGAACGCAAACTCTCCGGAGAGCGAAGAGGTAAAGGCATGGGGCGGTGACGTCGTTCTGACCCCGGTGACCGGTCGCCCGGATACCTGGACCGTAAAACTGATCGAGTGCACGAATCCCGACGTCCTGAAGCTGATCTATGGTGACAGCAAGGTTACCGGAACTTTTGCGACCGGTATCGCGGTATCTGCATCGGCCGGAGATTTGGAATCTCATGCTTATGTTTTCGATATGGCGATCAAGGGCGGACTGAAGAGGATCACGATCCCCGACGGCAAGGTGACCGAGGTTTCCGAGATCACTTACAAAGATAACGAGCCGATCGGATATGAATTGACTCTTAAGTGTTCTGCAGATTCGGTTGGCAACACGCATTATGAGTATATCAAGCAGAACACCACGACAGGCAGCGGCGGATCAAGCACCTGACCGTAAAGGAGAAGACGCATGAAGAAGATCACAACGAGCTCGGGATTCGAGTGCGAATTTGACGAGGATACGGCCGATGACTATGAACTCCTTGAGAGTATCGAAGCCATGACGAAGGGCGGCCTGGAAGCCGCCCTGGCGATCCCGAGATTTGTCTCGGCTGTCGCCGGCCCGGAGAACTATGCGAGACTCAAAGAGCACTGCCGTGGAGAAAACGGCCGGGTATCTACCCAGAAAATCA